CGGCCTGAGTCCTGGCCGGCTTTGGCCTGGTCGATGCTTTCCCCTATCTGGTACATGTGTTCGCAGAGGGCCTGAGTGTGCTCGAGGTGGTTCCCGGCAGACGTGAAGACCCAAGAGAGGCGAAGGCAGAGAGCTTCAAGCTCCTGATCGGACGGAGTCGAGTCGAAGCGGGCCGCCTGAGAGGCCAGCTCGCGGAGCATCCTCCCCAGGTCGTTCTCACGGTGGTGGTCCCGCCAGCGCTCATACACGCGCTTGGCCATGGGCTCCTGCTCGGGTCTTAGGCTTCCCATACGTCGGCCTCCTCAGATGCGTTGTAAGCCTCGGGGCTCGTGCCGGTGGTCTCCGTACCATCAGTGAGGCTTGCGTCGCTTACGAGGGCACTCAGGCGCTTCTCAAGGGCACGGTGTAGGTAGTAGTTGTCGCCGACCCACAGGTGGAGGCCGAGGCCGAGGCGCATAGCTGCACGCTTGAGCGAGTCGCTGCTAGCCATCTTCAGGTTGGTTGCAGAGTTGGCCGATACCTGCTCGACGTCGCCAACCTCTTCGATGACGACCGGCCGGCCGTCGACGATGACCTCGAGCCGGCCGATGCAGCCGACCGCGATGCCGTCGGCGTTGGTGATGACCTTGGCGATTGACCAGTCGAACGGCCCGAGTACCTCCAGGAGTCGGGACGTGATGACGCCATGGGCGACGTAGGAGGCGTCGAACTTGCCGCCGGGCTTCTTCACGATCATATTGTCGGGGAAGGGTCGTGCGAGCTGGTAGAGGTCGTCGCTCACGCTTCGCCCTCCTCGTCCTCGAGCCGGCGCATCGTGGACACGAACTCGGTCCACTCGCGGGTCTTAAGGGTTAGGCGGTGGGCGCGGCGTGCGCGGGTGTCGTATATGACGATGGTCGCTGAGACGCCGAGCCAACCGGCGAACAGCAGAGCAAGAACCCAGCCCATAAGTGTAAGAGTCATGCGAGTACCTCCATAAGGTCGGCTTTTCGGTACCAGACGAGCATCCGGCGGGCGTGCGCGTCGGGACGTCGGGCGTTGACGGTTTCGCCACGGGTGTAGATCGAGCCGGCGTGTGCAGCTGAACGGATGCGTCCGCCGATGACCTTGGACACGTCGGGCAGGTCGCGGACGTAGCGGCCGAGCTCGGCACGGACTGTCTCGGCGGTGAAGCCGTCGCCGGCGTAGACGCATCTGCCGATGGCGATGTCGACCGCTTGGCTGATGAGTGTCCGGTCGCGTTCGGCTGCGTCGATGCCGAAGTCTCGGAGCTGCTCGCCGGTAAAAAGGTCTGGCTGCTGCACGGTTGCCTCCCCAGGCTGATGGTGCCGGCCGACTAGCCGGCCTTAGTTCTACTGTCGACGAGCATACTCATCAGCGTCCTCAATGCAAGTAGCTCGGACTCGAGCCGCCTGTTTGCCTCTCGGAGCTGCGAGACCTCCGCTTCGATGTGACCGAGACGGCGGGCGACACTCCAGAACAGGCCGAACACGCCAGCCATAGGCGCGAAGTAGGCGAGCATCATCAGCGGGTCAGTCATTGTCGTAGGCCTTTTCGGTCTTGTCTGCCCAGGTAGAGAAGTCGCCGTAGGCCGGCCTTACGCGGTTCTCAATCCAAGCGACGGTTGGCGTGTCGACGGACGCCTGCCGGTTGATGTCTTTGATGAGGACGGTGAGGTTCTTGCCTGGGCATAGTGTCGAGCTGACGTCATTGTGGGGACGGTAGCGGTCAGGACCCCAGGAGCCGCCGTGCCAGTGCGCCAACTCGGCGAGGTCGGCGATTACGTGACGGGGCGGAACGGTCGCTTCGTAGTTGCCCAGGACACACACGGCATGGCTGGTCCGGTTGTGGCCGCGAGTGTGGGAGCCGGCGACGGCGGGACCGCGACCCTCATAAAACACTCGGTCACGGGGCGAGTAGAGCCAGGTGTAAGCGATGTCTGCCCAGCCGCGGGTGTCCTGGTGGAAGCGCTGGATGGCCCGTATGGTCGCTGGGCCGCCGTCGGGGCTGGCGGAATGATGCAGCCACAGATCGCGGACAGGTGTCCGGATGGCGACGGCCTTGCCCTTGCTTGGTCGTGCGCTCCAATCGGCTCGGCGGACCATGTCCATCAGTCTGCGAGCTGCTTGCGGGCGTACTCCTTAATTGGAACAAGAGCCGCGGCGAGGCCAGCGATGGCTGCGGCGTGGAGGACAGCGAGGTCGATGACTTGCGCAGCGATGACCATTGCAAGGAAAGACTGAATAAACGTCCAGAGGGTGCGGTGGCTGAGGTCGGCGAGGTTCATGGTGCGGCCGGGTAGGGCAGGTCGGCCTTGATGGCGTCGACCGCTGCGATCCATGCGGTCAGCGTCGGGGTGTCCTCGCGCATGGCTTGGAAGTAGAGGCCATCGGTCTCGGCCTGGTACCGGGCGCGACGCTGCGCCTCGACGTCGTCGAGGTCGCGTTCGTACTGGACCTGCGGCCATATGTCGTCGAGGCCCTTTTTGGTCGGCTTCGGCGAGTCGTCCAGCCAGACGAGGCCGGCGTAGTCGTCGCCGACGAGGGTCCAGATGGCGCCCGGGCGAACTGCGGCCAGGACGGCGGCGTAGTCGGTCATACCTGCACCTCCATCAACGTCAGGACAGACACGGCACGGGAGCTAGTTGCAGCGTCGGTGTCCGAAGGCGACCTGTTTACAAAAACAGTTTCCGTCCCGGCGACGACGTTGATAGCGCGGACCGTGTAAGTGTGTGCCACCGCGTCGCCGGGCGTGTAGACAAGATGGATGCTTGGCATCGTCACGGCGGTCGAATTGGCGGAGCCCCATGCTCTGCCACCTGCGCCGACTCTTGTTCGTGAGCCCTCCGCATTTCCGATGCCTATGAGTGTCCCGTCGTCTGCGATAGCGATGCCGACCTGTCCTGCATGTGACGAGGCGTTCCCCGCGGCGCCAAGGTAGGCCATCAGTATCAGCCTGTTAGCGGCGTCCGCGAGGGTGTGGGTGATGGTGAGGTCGGTGACGGCGACGTTCGCGCCTGTGGCGACGGATGAGGACTGTGTGCCTGCGAACAGGGCGGTCTTGACGGAGACCAATCCTACCGCTGCGGACAGTCCTGCGGCGACGGCCTCGGCCTGCGCCTGATCGGCAGCGGGAAACACCCTCGGGTTGTCCGTGGCCGAGACGTACGGAAGGTTCCACGGTGCGCCGGTCGTACCACTCATCGTTATCTCCAGTCCTGCCAGGTAAGCGTAGTCGAAAGGTCTGCCCAGGTCACGGTAGACCCGATCTGACTCCAGCGGAGGTCTCCGGTCGACAGGTTCGCGTCGGACACGAGAAGCTGTAGCTCGGCCCGGTGCGCGTCGATGCGCCAAGTGAGCCCTTCGACAAAGCCGGGAAGGAACGGCTCGCCAAAGGTGGCGGGGACGTCCTGCAGGTTCACCGGGGAGTTGAGGTCGAGGGCGAGGAGCTCGTCGGCGAGGGCGTCGGGCTGGCCGTCGAGGCGGACGGTGACTTGCTCGAGGTTGACGGCGGGGAAGGCGTGCCGGCGGATGTAGTCGGACGCGTACTGGACGGCGTTGATCTCGTTGACGAGGAGGGTCTCGATGCGCCGTTCCCACCGTCCGAACTGAGGGATCGACACGGCGTCGGATTCGGTGGCGACCCCACCGAAGTAGGTGACCTCGACGCGGTTGACGATGTCGGCAAGTGACGTCTGTGTGGCGAGCTGTGAGGCGATCGTGAGGGTCGAGGGGATGTCGTAAAAGTTGGTGGCGGTGCCACGATCGTCGGCGTTCTCCCACCCGACGAGGCCGGTGGCCGTCTCGTACAGCACGCCCTGGCCGGACCTCGACGCGTCGGAGGCAACGACGAGGGCGTTATGGCCGCCCCCCTGTGCCGGGAGCGCGATGAGGTCGAACAGGCCAGGGTCGATGAGGTCTTCGTCGTACCCGCCGGAGAACGTGACCCACGTCAGGTCTGCAGGAATGTCCTCCCACGCGGTGTAAGGCAGCTCCTCCCAGGTGACGCCTAGGCCTTCCTCGAGGGCTGCCGCAATCCGGTCGCCGTCGGTCTCGGCCGGCCGGCCTGCGTTCAGCACCTGCACGCGGGACAGGCGGGCGAGGGGCCCGACAGCGGCGACGGTGACGACAGCGGAGGCGAGCCCTCTGAGGCCGGGGTCGTAGAGGGTCTTGGTGATGTCTGTGACGCTGCCGGTGAACAGGCGGACCGGGGCGCCGGCCGAGTCGTCGATGTCGATGACCAGCTGCTCGGCAGGGTCGATGGTGATGCCGACGCCGGTCTTGTCGATGAGCTGGACGGAAGCGAACGAGGCGGTCGGGTCGGCGTACACGTTGTCGCGGCCCCGGTTGATCGAGACGGTACCGATGGTGTCGCCCGTGTAGTTGACGCCGTTGATGGTGACGGTAGCGTCCGGCGTCCAGGTGCTCATGCGGCGTAGGCGAGGCGGGCGCCGGTGCGCCGTTCGGAGTCCTCGAGGATGCGCCTGATCTGTCGGGCGGTGCCCTCAGGGTCGATGGCGCCGTTGATGGTGATGCTGATACCGCCGCCTCCCATCTTCCCCATCTTTGACAGGGGAATAACGGCTTCCGGTTCGCCGCCTTCTCCGACCATGGCCAGGGTCGGCTTTGTGACGATGCCACCTTCGGCGAGGCCGGCGATGCTGCCGATGCCTCGGGACACGGCGCCGCCGATGGCGCCGATGCCGGACAGGAGCGCCTGGAAGGCCTTCGACTCGACGATGCGGATAAGGATGTCTTTGAACCGGTTCATGGCGCGGATGGCGATGTTCAGCCCTGTGATGAGCAGGCCGATGAAGAGGACGAGGCCCTCGATGAACCGCTGGAAGCCTTGCCCGTCGGACTCGCCCGACCGGAAGGCGTCGATGAGTGTCTTCGTCTGTTCCCACGCGATCTTGATGTTTGCCCACAGCTCGAGGATGGGGTCCTTGAGCCGTTGGAACGAGGCGAGAACGCCCGGAGCTACGGACTGCCACCATTCGCGGAACCGTCCGATGAGGTCGCCGAGACGTTGGCCGAGCTCCGTGAGCCTCGGGATGCCTTGGGTCCTGAACCACTCGGAGAACGCGGTCAGGACCGGGGCGACCTTGTCGGCGATGATGCTGCCCCACTTAATGACGAAGGGGATGAGCTTCTCGTTGAGCATGACGGTGAAGTCGGCCATGATCGGCAGAAGCTTCTCGCCGATGGTGGCGCGGGCGTTCTCGAGTTGCGCGGCAAGGATGCGCTGGCTGTTCGCAAGGCCGTCGGACGTGTTCCCAAAGTCGCCGGCGACCTTTTCGGTCTCCTGCATGATGAGGCCGTAGCGCGCCTGCACCTTGATCGCCTCGGTCAGCTCGGACTTGTTTGCGACCAGGCCGTTCTCGAGGGCGAACAGCTCGACGGCTGCGGCAGACATGTCGAGGCCGAACCTGCGCGCCGGCTCGGACGACCCTGCAAGGGTCGACTGGAACACCTGTGCGGCTTCACCGAGGTCGAGGTTCATCACCGAGGCGAAGTCGGCGACCCGGCGGGTCAGCTCGTCGGTTACCTGGACGACGTCCTTCTCGCCGTCGGCGATCTTTCCGGTGAAGCCGGCGAACGACACGGCGAGGCTGTTAAACTCGTTTCGGGACAGGCCGACGGCGACCGCGGCGTTCTTCGACAGGGCCAGCATCCCCTTTGAGGCGTCCCCGAACGTGACCTCGAGGGCGTTGACGGACTCGCTGAGGTCCGACGCGGACTTGATCGCATCTTTGCCGATCTTGACGGCCATGGCCCCGGCGGCGACGCCTACGGCTGCGAAGGCGAGGGCGCCAACCTTGGCGAACTTCTTGGCGCTGCCGCCGAGCTTCTCAAGGCCGGACTGAGCCTGCGCGTTGGCCTTGTTCAGCCCGGACGAGTCGCCGACGTAGGACAGCTTGAGGGTGCGGTTCGGTCCGCCTGCCATCATTCAGACCATTCTGCGATAATTTCGTCCATCGCATCGAACCACATTCGGATGACCTCGGCCTGGTTGGCCCGTGCTGTGGGATAGATCCAATACCCGGCGTTGCCTCCGCCAAGTCTAGGGGTACGGGCCGGGAACCTCCAAGCGTTAGGTCCGGCCTGGTCGGCACCGAACTCCATGCCGATGACGAGCTCGCGTGGCCCGCCGCCGCCGGACACTCGCGGGTTCGCTCGGCCACCGATGAGGATGACGGGGACCCGGTCGCGGCCGGCTCGGACAGTTACGGCGAGGTTCTGATACCGGCGATCCGAAGGGGCCTTAGCGCGGATGCGTTCGGCGAGGAACTTGGCGATCTTGGTCGCCTCATCCCTGGCCGCGACGGTGGCGCCTTTGTCGAGCTTCTTGAATGCGGCAAGGGTCTCGCGTTGGCCCTCGAACTTGATGCGGACCGCAAAGGTGTTCTTAGCGGCCATCGTTCCGCCGGTTTATTGTGTCGAGGAGCATCCGAAGGTCGGAGGCGGACAGGGCACGGACCTCGGAGATGGGCTGGCCGGACGCCATGGCGGCCTCCATGATCAGGCGGGTAGCTCCTGATCCTTCAGGTCTTTTGGGTCGTCGTTCTCCATGATCGAGGCGACGCTCGACGCCCACTCGTCATACTTGGGCAGGTTCTCGCCGGACAGCTTGAGCTCGTGGTAGGCGATACGCATCATGTCGCCCATGCCGAAGCCTTCGGCCATGCCGAACATCTTTTGCTTGGTGTCGCGTTCCCAAAGCTCGATGGCGAACGGGCGGGCCTCGACGACGAGCTTGTCGCCGTTGGCGAGCTCGAGGTTCAGCGGGATCATGAGGGTGTGGTGGTGGTGAAGGCCAGAGTCTCGTTTACGTCGCCGATGAGGGTTACGTCGAACTGAGTGACCTCGGCGCCGGTGCCGCCTGCGCCGGGGACCTTCGGAAACACCTTGCCGGTGACGGTGACGGTGTCCGGTGTGTTTACTGCCGCGAGGGTGAAGGCGAGGGACACGTCCGGGTCGTCTGCGAACGCTTCCTGCAGCGCGTCACAAACCGAGTTGGTGTAGCCCCAGTCCGCTAGGCCGGTGATCGCCAGCTCGTACTCGCGGACGAGGGTTTTGTAAAACGGACCGGACAGCGTTTCGTACACCTCGCGGTCGGCGGTCGACGTGAGGGTCGCGTTGAGGGTCTGCACCGTGTAGGTGACGTCGACGTCGTCCTTGTCCTTGATGACGAGGGTGACGTCCGCCCCAGTGATGACGTTCTTGGTCGACATGAGAGGCTCCTACGGGGTCGGGTTAAACACGAGCGGGACGTTCCGGTTACCGGTGAGCGTGACGGTGATCTCGGTGAGGTCGAAGCCGACGCCGGACATGTCGAACACCTCGGGAAACACGGAGCCCTCGAGGACGGTCTCCTCGGTCTCGCCATCCTCGGCGGTGAGGACCATCGCCAGCGGGGTGTCGGGTGCGGACAGGGCTGCGGCGCTCAGCGCGGTACAGATCGAGTCCGCCGCGCCCCAGTCGGGGAGGATGGTGAACTCGAGCGTGTAGGGGAACGTGACGGTGCGGTAGACGCGGGCACCAAGGACGTCGAACGTCTCCTGTGAGTCGTCGCGGGTCACGACCGCCGACGTCACCTGGGCGGTGTAGTCGATGGTGGCGATGGTCAGCGTGACGAGGTTGCCGGTGATGGTGGTCGACATGCCTGCTCCTAGGGCGCGGGTACTGCTGGGGCAAGGTTAGCGCGGATGGTGATGGGAATGCGAGTGGTGAGCAGCTCGGACGGTCCGACCTGCTCGATCGTGGGCTGGGGGATGGGGCCAAGCTCGGTGCCTCGAGGAAGGTTTCGACAGACGTCGACGACGATGTTCTCGAGCTGGATGAGCTGAGCCTCGTTGTCGAGGGCGGCAACGGCGACGATCAGCTCGAAGTTGGCGGCCCACCGGTTGCCACCTGAAGACAGAACCTCAGCCTCGAGGTAGGGGGAGTCGGGCACGATGACGACAGCCGGCGGGATGACGGTCGCCGGGGGATACCGGTGGGCCTTGTAGCCAGCCGCCTGGATGGCGGACGCTAGGGCGGTGCGGACAGTTGAGAGTGTGACAGCGGGGGTGCCGCTCATCCGACGAGCGTCCCGGTGTCGGTGTAGCGGGCGAGAAGGCCGGACACGCGGGAGAACAGCGAGCGGCCGAGACGGTACGGCGCCGGGGTAAAATCGACGCCTTGCAGCTGGCCGCCGGGTGCCTGTCGGGATTGAAAGATGTCGACGGAGATGGCGAGTGCTGCCTCGCGGACCTCGGGGATGGTGTCGTAGACGGCGAGCTGGGCGGTGTCGGCGATGCGGCCGGCAGGGATCAGCGGGTGGTCAACGGTCAAAGATGTCTGGCCGTGGGTTTTGTTGACCTCGACCACGGTCGCGTCGACGAGGACAGCGACGACGGCTGTGCCGTTGTACTGGCTTGGAAACAGGCCGCTGAGGGTGACGTTCTGACCGACGTAAAGGTCGTGGGGCTCGGTGGTCCCCATCCGGATCGTGTTGTCCGTGTCGGCGTAGAGACGGTTGACGGCGTAGCCGTACCGCTGCAGGAGCGACAGGATCGTGTTCTCGGCTGACGCGATGACGACGTCGAGGACGGCGTCGGGGTACAGGTCGCCGATGTTCAGCACTGCCTTGAGTTCAGCGACGCTAACAAGTGCCATCAGTGTCCCCTAAAGGTCCCGGCCCGGCGCTGCCCAGGGAGGAGAAAGCGCCGGACCGGGAAGGTTTAGATTACGCAGCCGTGGTCTGGAGGCCGCGCATGGCGGTCGCGTGCTTGACGGCCAGGGCGATGTAGCCGAAGACCGACACCTCGACGGAGAGGTTCTCCGGGTTGTCGATGGACACCTGGATGGGGCTTCCGACGTTCTCGTAGAAGGTCGCGAACGCGGAGGGGTAGACGTATCCGAAGGCAAGGTCGCCTGAGACGTTCGGGTTGACGACGGCGTTGAGGCCGGCGACGGTTCCGTTCGTCGAGCCCTGGGTGACCAGGCCGTTGGCGTTTGACGGGTTCGCTGCTGCGAACAGCGGGCGACCGTCGAGGTCGACGTCCTGGAGGACGTTCAGCCAGCCGAAGCGGTTGGCGAGGGCCGTTTGTGCCGGCATGTGCAGCGTGTTCGGGGTGAACCGCATGACGCCGTAGGCGTCCGCGATGCCCTGCACGACCGCGCCGTAGATGCCCGTGCCTGCGGCACCTGCGGACGTTACGGCCGTCGCGGCTGCCGTGTCGTGCGCGAACTTGTCCGTCACGTTCGCGTAAGACGCTGCCAGCTGGCGGAGCAGCTCGTCGAAGTACTGCGGGTCCGAACGGTCGATGACCTGGCGGGAGACACGGTTGCCACCTGCGAAGGTCTTGACGTCGACGGTGAGGTCGCCGATTGCGCCCTCGGTGGAGTCGACGTCGGTGTTCTGCGTTGACTGCTCAGCGACAGTAACGGCGGTCGTAACCGAGGGGATGCGGAAAGACATGCCCGACGGTGGGAGCGGCTGACGGTCAATCGAGTTGATGAACGGGCGCTGGTCGTCGATAACGCTGATGATTTCGCGGAGCAGCGGAACCGGGACCATCCCGGAGTCGGTCGTGGTCGTCTGGCCGGCGTAGGCGGCACGGATCAGGTCGGTCGAGTCCTGGTCGTCGAACATCTTTGCTCGAAGCTGCGCTCGAAGCATTCCGCCGGCCGTGAGACCTTTGAGGTCGCGGGGCTGGGCGGTGATGTACGGCTGCGAAGGCCGGGCGGCCTCGACAGTCTGTGCGGGGGACGCTGCCACCTCGGCGGCCGCGACCTCGGTGGTCTCGTTCTCCACAATGTCCTCCTCGGACTCGGTTGGTGTGTCGTCGTCATCCGGGGTGGATGCGGCGACCTGTGAGACGACGGCGTCCGAAAACGCTGGCGTATGGACGAGGCTTACCTCGACCAAGTCTGCGGCGGTCACGTTCATGACGCCATTTGCGTCGACCGTGAACTCGTTGATGCGAGCGCCGACGGAGAGGCCGTCCCTGAGGCCGTCAGAGGCCTCCACAAGCGCGTCCGAGCCGGCGGTGGTGTGGCTGAGCCTGAACGTGCCGACGAGCCTCTCAGGGCCGTCCACGAAGCCGGTA